TGTTGCGCACGGTGCGCTCGGCGTTACCGTCTTGGGCCAGTTTATCCTTGAGGGCTGAACGACTGAGGTAGGGCATCTCATCCCTGACCTCTGCGCCGGATGCCCACCAAGCGTTTTCCCAAGTCTTGCGGTGGCCATCGATCTTGGAGTCTTTCTTTGTGGGTGCGGCTGGGGCTTCGGCTTGGGTGGTGATGGCGCTGGTGACGGGTTGGTTGTCCTCGTCGTACCAGCCTGGGATGGTGACTTGTTGGAGGTTGAGGTGGATTGGCTTGGCCATTTCGGCGTCTTTGGACTTGCGCTGGACCAATTGCATGGGCTGGTTGTCTTTGCCGGGGATGACGCTTATCTCGATGTCCAGTGCGCCTCGCCAGGCACTTGAGCCTCGGGCGCGGTGCTGGGCCTCGTCTGAGACGCCTGTGTGGTGAACAAGAATGACGGTGCAGTTGAACTCCATCATTAAGTTGCCACAGGCGTCCAGCATGGTCTTGGCGTCTTGGGCGCTGTTCTCATCGCCTGCAAGGAAACGGTGCAGGGTATCGACCACCACGACCTTGGGGGTTTCGGGCAGCATTCGGATGTGCTCAAGCACCTTGAGGTAGCCAGCGGGGGTGTTCAGGTCACAGCCGTGCTTGGAGAGCCACATGTTCAGCTTGCCCGATTTGTGGTGGTGCTTCCAAGCGGCGATTCGGCCTTTGAGGCCGTGGTGGCCCTCACCAGCCAGGTAGACCACATGGCCGGGGCGAACTTTGTTGCCGCACCAGTCGGGGGTGCTGCTGGCAATGCGCAGGCACCAGTCGAGCACCACGAATGTCTTACCGCCACCGGAGGGGCCGTGGACCATGACAAGGGCTTGGTCCTGAATCCAGCGCTTGACCAACCATGAGATGGGGCTGGGCTGGGCCGAGAACTCATCAGCGGGGATCAGCCAATCATCATGTGTTGGCGCAAGAAGGCTGGCTAAGTCGTTGCCAGACTTCACATAATCGTTGGCATCGCCTTGGACTGGTGGAACCACTGTGCGTGCGCCGTACTTGGCACTGGCCTGCTCGGCGTAGCGTTGGCCAACACCAGAGGCGTCATTGTCGGCGACGATCACGATTTCTTGGGTTGGGCCGTGCATCTCGCGCAGCTTGCCTGTGACAGGGACAAGGTTGCTGGCGCTGTAGGCCACGATCACGGGGCGATTGGTGATCTCGTGGATGGTTGCAGCGGTGGCAAAGCCTTCGGCCACATAAAGCGGCCCAGGCTCATCCAGTGAGCCTAGCTGCCAGAACTTGCCACCAGTCTGGCCACCGGGGTGGTAGAGCTTGCCGCCATCGTGTGCAATGTACTGGAGGGTGCTTAAGCTGCCGTCCTGATCGTACAAAGGCACCATCAGGCGACCGTCACCCGTAATGCGTGCGCCATGCACACCAATGCCCTTGTTGGACAGGTAGGGGTGCTCGGGGCTGGCCGGGTTGGCTGTTGCCCAGATTTGCTCAACTGTCTCGCTGGCGACTTGGTGCTGGCGAATGATCTCTGCATCTCGCACGGCTTTGGACTCGGCGAGGCGCTTGACATGCACCATTTCTTCGGTGTGCGTGAGCTTGCGGCCAACGTCTGCCCTGAAAGTGGCCTCGATGCCTGCCCTCCAGCAGCCGAATCGGCCCGCTGGGATGCCATCACCAAACACCAAATACCAACCCGGCTTGTCAATGCCGGGCTTGCCTTTTGTGCCAGATTTAAAGCGATGAATCTTGCCGTCCATATCAATGTGATCTGGTGGCTCAAGGCCAGCGGCGCGGATGGCATCAATTAGCTGGGCTTCAGGGGATGCAACCAGTTTTTCTGGTGGTGGCGACCAGGGACCGCCAAATACGTTTGAGAGGTCAGCCATGAGTTACCTTCCGGCTCTCTAAATAGTCCGACAAAGCCTGCAAGACCTTGTGCGTTGGGTTGGCGCTAGGGTTGTCACGCACTTGCCGAATGGTGTTGTAGTGCAGGCCTGTGGCCTCTGCCACCCTAATGGGCATTCGGTCTGAAAGTGCTTGGCGTATTTGTTCGAGCGTCATCATGTTTTTGTCCTTGTTTGAAAAAATTGTTGTGATGTGCGAATCATACGCTACAATATTGCTACACCACAAACAGATTCCCTGACAGTGGTGCAAAAGAAGGAGAGCCAGATGGCTATCAATTTGAAATCGACTGGCGGTTTAACCGCCAATGGGGTGAAGTTGCTTGTCTACGGGCAAGCTGGTGCAGGCAAGACCACTTTGGTCAAGACGCTGCCCAATGTGATCGTATTGTCTGCCGAGGGTGGTTTGTTGTCCATTCAGGACGCTGACCTGCCTTACATTGAGATCACCAGCATGGACGATCTGCGCGAGGCTTTCACATGGTGCAGAGACAGCAAGGAGGCATCGGGCTTTGAGTCTGTGGCGCTTGACTCAATCAGCGAGGTGGCAGAGGTGGTGCTGGCCCATGAGATGAAGAAGTCCAAGGACGGGCGTGCAGCTTATGGTGAGATGAACACCACCATGCAAGAGCTGATTCGGGCCTTTCGTGATTTGCCGGGCAAGCATGTCTACATGAGCGCCAAGCTGGAGAAATCCACCGATGAGATGGGCAAGATGCTTTACAACCCTGGGATGCCCGGCAAGAGCTTGACGCAAGGTCTGCCTTACTTCTTTGATGAAGTGCTGGCGCTGCGTGTTGAGCGTGATGCCGAGGGCGTGACGCAACGTGCCTTGATGTGCGACAGCGATGGCCTGTGGCTGGCCAAAGATCGCTCGGGCAAGCTGGAGGCTTGGGAAGCACCAGATTTGGGTGCAATCATTAACAAGATTGGGGGACGAGCATGAAAAAGAACGACCAAGCCTTTCCAGTTGGCTACAACGGGCACGAGGGTATGACGCTGAGAGATTACTTTGCGGCCAAGGCGATGCAGTCACTTATTTTGGACAAACATTTTCAAGAAATGTCTAAAGAAAGTCCTGCTTGTTTGTATGAATTGTGGAATGAAGTAGCTGTTGAATCTTACGATTGTGCTGACGCCATGCTGAGAGCGCGGGAGATCAAATGATTGAAACCACCGACATGGCCGAGTTGGCCCAGATGTGGCTCAGAGCAAAACAGGAAGAAAAAGATGCGACAGAAGATCGCCGAGATATTGAGGACCACATCAAGAAGTTGGCACGTATATCAGACCAACTTGACAGCACCGAGACCGTTGGTGCAGCAGGGTTTGAGATCAAGATCGAGGGACGCATTGACCGCAAGGTCGATTCCGAGAAGCTGCAAATGCTTGCCACTGAGGCCGGACTGAGCGATCACCTTGCAACACTTTTCCGGTGGAAGCCGGAGATCAACATGTCGGTCTGGAAAGCAGCCGACGAATCCATCACCGGGCCTTTGGCTGGTGCAATTACGGCCAAGCCTGGCCGTCCATCTTTCAAAATCATCCCCAAGGAGTAAATCATGGCTTTTTTATCTGAGACTTTTGACATCAACGAATTGCCTGTTGGCAACACTGGAAGCTTTGAGCCTTTGCCTGCTGGCTGGTACACCGCCACCATCTCGCAATCCGAGCTGAAGGCCACCAAGGCCAACAACGGCCAATACATCAAGTTGCGTTACGACATCACTGGACCAACGCACCAGGGTCGTGTGGTGTTTGGCAACTTGAACATCAAGAACGCCAATCCTAAGGCTGAGGAGATTGGTCGCCAGCAGTTGGGCGACATCATGCGTGCAATTGGCCTGGCGAAGGTGACTGATACCGATCAGTTGATTGGTGGCCAGATTGGCATCAAGCTGGAGGTCAAGCAAGACGCTCAGTATGGCGCCAGCAATGAGGTCAAGGGCTTCAAGTCCTTGTCAGGCAGTGCAGCGCCTGCGACCTCCATGCCTGTTGCCAGTGCGCCATCTGCTGGCAAGGCCGCGCCACCATGGGCTAAGAAGTAAGCAAAAGAAAGCCCCGGCTCGTGAAGGCCGGGGCAAAGTTCCCAACAGGAGAAACCATGAAAATACCCGAGAGTGATCATAACATTCAGGCGCTGATTGACAAGCACCATGAAGCCACTGCCGAAGTGCCTAGACCGCATCTTGGGGCCAGTACCTTGGGCCATGTTTGCGACCGATGGCTTTGGCTGTCGTTTCGGTGGGCTGTTCAGCCTGAGTTCTCTGGCCGCATCCTGCGATTGTTCCGCCGTGGCCACCAAGAAGAAGCCAATATCATCAGCGACCTGCGGGCCATTGGTCTGGATGTGCGCAAGGTGTCGAGCCAGCACAGGGTTGATTTTGGTAGTCATGTGTCTGGATCTCTGGACGCCATAATTGACTCTGGTGTGCCTGAAGCACCCAAGACCAAGCATGTAGCTGAGTTCAAGACGCACAGCAAGAAGTCGTTTGATG